TGTTCCATTTGTAGTTTCTAAACTCCTTCTGCAAGTTCAAGCTGTCAGACTTAATAAACAACTTGTGCCTTCTCATTATGTCAATGCCATTGCGTATGCTGTCTGCTCCCTTACGTGCAGGCTTTACGTTAAAGTTCATGCGCGATAACTCAGTAATGCTTTTTGGTTCTGCGCTGTCAGCTATAATTTCATCATGCCTTCCTATATCCCAAGTCTTAAACTTCTCCCCTAAATCTTGATTAGTTAATCCTCCGCTGTATATCAACTCCTCCATGTACAACTCATCCCCCCTTTGACTAACTCGAACCAATGCCGCAGGATCAGCGGCAAATCCAAAGTCTAAGCCGTATGCTATGTGGTTGGCATTTTCGGGTAGTTCGTCGTATACGTGAGTTTGAAATATAGTCTCCTTGCTTATGCCCCTTTCCCCTAGTCCATAAATTCTCCAGTAATTCTCGTCTGTGTCCTTGAGTCTTTCAATCTCATTTATTACCTCCTTGTTTAGAAACGGGTTGTCTAAGTAGGTAGACTTAAAAAAGTCGCAGTCATCCCTAGGTATTACCGTGTCGTACAGCCAATGGTATTCTTCTGACGGGTTGAAGTCGATGAAAATTTTATACAGGGTACGCATAGAAATTTGGACAAAAACTTCCTTTGCCAATTCTGTACACTCATTGAGAAAAACAAAATGGTGCTTTGCGCCCCTAAATTTGTCGGGCTGATCGGCACTTATAAATTGTATTAGGTTACCAAACAGATTGTACGTGTTCTCTGTCTTGTTATGGTGCTTCTCTTGATACCACCCTGCCTCTTGTATGATGTTGAAGAAGTCACGCATCACACTAGCACGAAGCGAAGGAAAAGACCTGCGTATGATGGTTATAGTAAACTGCGAGTTTTGGTACGTGTAACACCATTCACACAGGCAATGTAAAACCGAATAGGTCTTGCCGCTCCGACTACCACCTTGCAAGCAAACTATACGTGCTTTGCTGCCTTTTACGTCATAATATGCCTTTGGTTGTTTTTTGCTCATTTGGAAAAGTCACAATTATTTTGTATATTAAGATAAGTTCTTTGACGTACAGGGCAATGTAGCCCGAATTATCTAACCAGTAAACCATGAATCAAGATTCAATTATAACTTGGAGATGTCTAAAAAATGGATTTCACAGGACTAACCACCGTGGACTTACATATGACATTCTTGTATATAGCACAGAAGCATGGCTGACAATATCATGTGAACGAGATACGTTTCAGCCAATATCACAAAGGATTCATTCTGAAAACGGACAAACATTTCTTGAAGCTGCAAAGCAAAAAGTAGATCGTCTAGTAATGGAAATGGAATCTAACATTAAACTTGTTCGTGCAGTTAAGCCGAACAACTAAGCCCTACGGGGCTTTTTTTATTGTGCGTCATTTCGATTCTAACGTGGTTAGGTTCTCATCTTCTTGGTCTGTCCTATCCAATACCTCATCGAACCACGAAGGGGGCTTAGAAGCCTCTAAAATGGTTACGTCTGTTTCTACTTGCTTAGGCATAAAGTATGGCATCAAGCTGCTTAAAGCCTTCAGGTATTTCTCATCGCTGTTCTCACGCAAGATGCCCAATGAATCTTTGATATTATCCATTTCGCCTTCCATCACCTGAACAAACAATTGCCGTGCCTCACTAGATATTTTGCCCTTAGCACCTTTTGGTTTACCATTTGGGTTACCACTTTCTCCTTTCTTAAACGGCATATCTCATTGTATTTTATTGTAAGTTACAATGGAAACATCCCCACCGTACAACATTGGCGGTGCGTTTTCATACATGGCATAATGTACAGCAGGGAATCCATAAACCTATTTTTGATCTATCAAGAACAAGACTGATTCGTACGCTTCGCGTTTGCCTTCTGCATATAAACTTCCACTATCTGCCATTGCAAGGAGTCTCTTTATATCTGCCTTTAATTGGGCTGTAGCTATCCATCCGTTTTTTTCACCTTGTCTTGACCACTTAACAAACCTCTCAACACATCGTTGTTTTATTACCTCCAACTTTTCTGCATCATTATAAGTCAGCCTGTATGCTCCGTATGGATCAAAGGTAACTATGCCTTTGTCGTGCATCTCACTTAGTCTTGCTGATGCTGTTTGCGCTTTTATGCCTAACTGAAAGCCCAGCATTTCTAAAGTAGTTGCTCCCTTAGTTTCCAAGTAAGAATGTATCTGTTGTTCCATAGATGGTTTCTTAGGCTTGATTTCTTTGTGGGCTAAAATTGATGCTTTACTCATCTTCTAATTTGCTTTTAAAATGTTCAATGATCTTCTCTGTCTTTACCTTGTAGTAGTCTTTAAACTCTCCCTCTCCTCCTTCCTGCTTGTACAACTTGTAGAGTACAGCACGTAGTCTTTGGCTCTGTGTCTTCTTCTTATCGTACAAGTCTAACTCTATACTGTCTAACTCTTCAAACGTTACGCTGTCTTCAGGCGAATCATCAGCCCTAAAGTACAATATGCCAAATGTGTCTAACAAACTGTCAATGTTCATTAGGTCTTGGCTTGTCTGCTCTTGGGTAATCAAGCGCAAACTTACGCTCCTATCTTTTCTGCGTTGGTATCCATCTAGGATCGCAGGGCATAGGACTTTCATTTGTCACAGCTTATAGCGTATGCCTTTTCTAGTTGCTCCAACTTACCTAGCATACATGACCCACACCGCGTTTTCTTTAATCGTACACCAAACGTCCTTTGGTAAACGTCAATCAAAGTTTCTTGAAAACCTAGGCTAATTCTTGCTCCTTCGTAAAACTTGGGCTTCAATACATCTACCCAAAGTTTCTGATCGGCTGCGCTCATGCCATCATAACGAGGAAATCTATTGTTAAGATACTGCTTTCGTTTAGCACATCCACAATCTTTGCCTGTAATCTCAGACACTTTTTCAACCACCTTTTTAATTCCAGTGGCTTCTGTGAACTTTTCAATGTCATCTCCTAACCCTTTGGATTTCTTCCGTTTGGGCTTTGAGGTGCGCTTGGGCTTTCCTAATGCTTCTGTAGATTGTTTGTCTGTTAATTCCTGTGGCATCACTGAATGTTTTTAATGTGTGACTGTGTAAATAATATGCTTTGAAAATTTCCCTGTCAAACCAGTTAATTTCTTCTAGCATTTGATAGGCTGTGCCTAGTTGTTTTTTTTCTAATTCAACAAGTTCATGGTCATTAAGTAATACTTGCTCGATGTCCACGTTTGTTTTTCGTCTTTCGTAATCCCTGTATTGTTTAAAAAAGTTGCCGTCTTTATGCCAACTTGCAATTCTCATTGCTCGCTTCATGTAAGGTAGCATTTCTTTTCGTTCGCACAAAGGCTCTAATGTTTCTGCTCTTGCAAGCAAGGTAATAGACATATCATGCAGCAAATCCTTTGACCAAGTATCGCCAACTAGATATACTGCATACCTAAGCAGTGTATCGTATTCTTTATTTAGGAAGTTTTCGAAACAGGTCATTGTAATGTGCCGTCATTTCTTCCAAGTCTGCAATGCTGAATTTAACGGTTTCATTGCTCATGCGTAAAATTTTATCTGCTGTTCCTTTGCCGTAAATAGTGTCTAACCTTTTAGCGAACACATACTGTTGCCCACCTAAAAATCCATTGCACCGTTTACATTGACAGGCAACATTAACTAAGCCTTCAGACGGTTTATAAAGCCAACGTGTACTCATTTTGGCTCGTGTAATAAAATGTCCGCAATCCATAAGTTTCCAACTTTTTCGATCAAGGCACGTAAAACAATTTGCTATGCCAAATTCATCTGCGCTTGATTTCCTAACGTAGTCACTTAACGCTTTGTCAAGTTTGGCTTTGGCTTTAGTCTTTGTTACCATCATCCCATCCGTTTTTCTTTTTCAACCTAGTACCTATCCCTTCCTTCGTTGGCACATGATCTTTTACTTGCAGCTTGTCGTACAATTCAACTAAACCTAAAGGCTCTAACAACTCATCTGCGTGTGCTATTTTTTGTTGTTGGTCTTCAGCTACTTTTCGCTCTAACATCTCAGCACGAGTTTCTCCTTGATAAGTAGCTAAACACGAAAGTATCTCAGGCGTTTTAAAGCGTTCATACATCTTTCCGTATTTGCCTTTGCGTATCATGTCAAAGCACACACGTATTTCTTCTAGCTTCAAAGTAGGATGCTCATCTATAATTGACCTACAGCAAAACATTAACTCCTCATCGCTTTGTATCGTGACCTTGTAGTTTAACTCTTTGATCATGCGTCCTACCTCTGACACAATCCAACCACGGACTATTTCAGGCGCAATCTTAATTGCTTGCTGGATGTTAGTTCCACCTTCCCATGCTTGGGCAGGTGACAAGGCAATGCTGCTATCCTTCAGCAACGAATGACTTAATGTTGTCAGCGTTAAAGTTTGATTGCTTGAAGCCCTTGTTAACTTTTCCATCCTGATATTTTTTTTGTCTGCGCACCCAATTTCGTGCTGTTGCTTTCCAATCTTTTATCTTGTTACCACCCTTCAAAGTCCAGCCAGTTTGATCGTACCAATCTTTAAATGCTTCTGCTTCTTCGTAATGATTCTCAACTCCTAATTCTGCAAAGTACAAATAACATTCTTGGGTATTGGGCATTTTTGTAGGCTTGCCTTTATTCATTGTATTGTTACTTGTATTCATACTTGTATTATTATGTCGTACTTTTTTACGGGTATCAGCCGTAGTTTTTGATGGTATATCACCGTTGTTTATTACGGATTGCATCCGTAAAATTCTACGGTTATGCCCTTGGATAATTTCATGGCTTCTGCTGATGTAACCTAGGTCTTCAGTTTTCTTTAAAGCCTTTTCAACGGTGCTTGCTGAAACTTTTAAATGCTTGCATAAATGCTCATTGCTTATGAAACAGGGCATTCCATTTTTAGAGAAGCAATCAATTTCTAGGATCAGTAGTTTTTCTGTCCAGTTTAACTCTTCATTTAAATACAAATCCCTTGGTATCCATACACCCTTAAATTCTCTATTGCTCATTTGTTTGTAGGTATTGCTTTCTTCCTGTTAACTCACTTAACCTCTGATTTATTTTGTGTAACTCTTCGCACAGAATAGTTTTTTTATATCCTGCGACAACAGCGTATAAGTAAAATAGCTGCACCCGTAAAAGGCGCAACTCATTTACGGACAGCTTGTAAATGTCGAACATCTGTACACCTCTGTTCAATCATATCTATTACTTCTTCAACAGGCACATCGCCCCATTTAGATAGCTGCTGTACGTGCGTAAAGAATTTTTTAGGGTCTTGATTGTACCATCGGTTTACGGTGTTTTGCCCTACTTCTAAGGCTTCACCTAGTTTGTTTTGTGTTCCAAACTTAATCTTAATGAAAGTTTCCAAAGTCATTTCGTAATTCGTCTAAGGTTTGCAATAACAACAAAGCGTTCTGCTTCGTTTCTTCAGGACTATTTGAGAAAGTTGAAGCATGACCAATCGCCCATTTCAAGTCTTCAGGCAAAGGTTCATGTATATACGTGTACTCTAATGTATACCCGTCTTCAAGGGTTTGCTTTAGTTTTCCCATTAGAAAGGCAAATCATCATTGTTTGCTTGATCGTACTTAAAGTCATCTAAGCCATCGCGCATATCAATAAACATACGTGCTGCCCTTGCTATTTCATCAGGTGTCATTTGACCTGTGGCTGTGACAACAAGTTGTAAATAATTAATTGCTGTATTAATCGCCCATTGTTTACCGATGCGTAGTTGGTCTTCAGCAGACAACTTACCACCACCGCCTTTTGACTTCCACTCACCCTTTGGTTTGCTCAAAGACATCCGTTTGTTTCCTTGCTTGTCTGTCCACTCTTTAGTGACTTCGCATTCATCAGTTACTTGCCATCGTGTTTCAGACTGTGCCGTAATGATTCCTGATCTTTGGTCATCCAGTAACACTTCAAAATTAAAACAGTCTACCCCGTCTTGGTTTTTCCAAGGCTTACCTGTGCTTTGCATTTGTACTATCTTACTCATATTAATTGTGTTGGTTAGAAATTTCTTCGTTTATTTTATCCCACGGCAATACACCTAACAAATCTTCTGTTACCATTGTTATATCCATTCGCACGCCTGACTCGCTAATTAGGTCGATTTTAACTATCTCGTACTCTTCAGGATCAGACGGTACGTCATAATCATTTGATGCTGTTTGTGGGTAGTATCTATACGCTACTTCTAAGTGGTGCGTGTCACTTACTTCTATGTACTTTGTCTCCATTACTTAATGCTTTGTACTATTCTGTCTAGTCCTAGCATAAAATTGTCTGCTACCGTCTTAGCGTGTACTTGTCGTAGCCTTGCATAATCTGCTAGTTTAGCCTCGCATTTCTCAAGCAATGACTTTGCCATCATTTCTAATTCAGGGTCATCACCTGATTTTTTTAAATCTTCGTGCAAAGACCAAGCGTCTATCGCTCGTTTCTCCCACCGACTTTCTCTCCATATATCTATTTTGTTGTGTGTCATGAAGCAAATATAGTGTAAAGCAATCAATAATGCAACACACTAAAGCACAAAAAACCCCACCTCGTTAGGTAGGGCTTTCGCGTGTTAGCCTATAACACGTATGGTTTGCCAGAATATAGCGACAGCTATTTACTTATCCTTCCTATTCTTTCCAAGCACAACAGCTTGTAAGATTCTAGATAGCACGTTCACTACGCGATCATCTTTCTTAGTCTCAGTCAAAGCAGTTAGCGTGCCTGCTGCAACAAGAACTACATTTAAAATTTCACTCCAGTAAGTTGTTAAAAATTCCATGTCTATTTATTTAAAAATTTATACTTGTCTTGCACATTAAAGCTAGGGCAAGATTTGCTTGAAAACTCGTTGTGTCCATGAACTGACATTTCACCAAATACAACACGCAATGAATTTACCAAATGCAAGAAAGCTAATTCTTGATGCATAGTCATTGTGTCTTGTGGCACTAAGTTATTATCTAGTCCTCCTACGTATGCCACACCTACGCTATCATGGTTATGCCCCTTAGCGTGTGCGCCTTTTTTTCTAATGTCTCTACCAGTCGCTATCGTACCATCTGCGTAAATAACATAGTGGTAGCCGATTTCTGAAAACCCTCTATCTCTATGCCACTTGTCAATTTGTGATACATGAACTTGTTGCCCTGCTCGTGTAGCAGTACAATGCAATATGATTTTTTTTAGTTCACGCACTGCAAGACAATTTCATTCGATTCCTTTTTTAGCTAGTAAGATTTTAATCTCATTAACGCCTTCAAGCAAAACATCCAAGGATTGTTGCACCCTAGTTTCTTGCTTTTCTAAGCTGATCAATCGACTTTTTATTTTCGTCAGTTCGTTTTCCATCTTCACATAAGTTCCGATTATCCCACCAACTGCACCCACCGCTACGCTAATCAGTTCGTAATTCATGGCTTTATTCCGTACTCCCCAAC